AACCCCATGCCAAAACACGGAGGCCTGCGCAACAACGCAGGGTCAAAACCCAAATTCAGAGGTAAGCGATATACCGTTTACCTTAACGCTGATCATTGCGAACTGGTCCCCGGCTTGTTTGCTGAGTACATCCGGGGCGCGATAAAGGCCCGGCTCGTTAGCGACGGGCTGATTCAGGAATAGTAAAACCCTAAGCCCCGCATCATAGCCGGGCGGGGATTTACCTATTTTAAATAAAATAACGATAATGTTATTAAATACTTGCACAGTTATATCAAAAGTGGTATATTTGTGTAACGAAAGGCGATAACGCTTTTTGAAACCATACAATACCAATATCATGTCTACCGTAATCATCAACTCTGTTTCAGCTTCTGCGGCCAAGCGCGCCTTCGACAAGATCGTAACGACAAACGATGTCATCGTTTCCTCCCCTACGCACGCAACAGGGAACGCCCTTAGCATCTCTATCCAGCCAGAAGGAGACTACACGAATCAGTACGACTACACGAATGCAGAGAAGAACGCAGTAGTCTTGGAATCAAGCTATTTCAATGAGGTAAGCCTCTTGGAGTTTGCCCAGAAAGTAGCAGGACGCGGGACTGTAACAGTAAAAGCGTAACCCATGACCTTACAAGAATACAGAAGTAGCAAAGGCCTCACTCAAAGACAAATGAGTGAGGCACTAGGCATCCATCAGCCGGGTTTAGCCCGCGCTGAAAAGAACTGGCCTCTCGTCAGCGCCGACTTCCTAACTAAGCTAGTGATGAAGTTCCGCGCCCCGATCATTATCGCCTTCCCCGGCGGCGCTCGGTTCTTAGAGCCGGGGGAAGTGGTGACCGCGCCGCACTTGGAAGAGGAATAAACGTTAACCGCACAACCCTAAGCCCCGCCCTTTAATTAGGCGCGGGGCTTTTATTGTAAACCTCAATTTTATACCGTTCCCTAATTTTGCGCACATAGTTAGGGTCCACACCCCAATACTCAGCCAGCGACTTTACAGGCGAACCAGCCCTGAGCGATTGCACGACAATAGGCCGCAACATATCGGTATACTCCATACCGGCCAAAAACTGCAAAACATCGGGCGGGATTTCCTCAATACGTGCGGCGGGTTTGCCGTTGGTGTATCGGTAAAAAGCCAATATTATTTTGCGGTAGTCTTTCATGGTTTCAGCGTTTCTATTCGTACGGCTTCGGCCACCTGTTCCCAGGCGTCGCCCAGGCCGCAGCACATCGTTAGTATATCGGGCGCAACATGGTAACGGTTCAGTAGGGTAAGCACGGCGACGTAATCACTAGCATTATAAGCGGTCAATAGTGGCGCGTGCTGATCTTCCGGGAGTCTGTTCCATTGATAACCCATTTAAAATATTTTGTTTTTACCCTCAACGAGCAGCGCAACACCTGAACCCCTGGCATGGTCACGAACGGCTGAGGGCTGCAACTCATAGTCGCCCGTTGCGCCCTTAACAAGTAGCGTTTTTCGGAACGTGATCAAGTCGTAAGTAGCGTCCCCGCCGGTCAGCAGGACGGAAACGGTAGGCCCGCCCTGTTCTATTTCGCCGCGATAATGTCGGTTGTATAGGTCATTCACGAACCCGGTGAACGTGATTGGTTCCGGCTTCTGCCCCTCACCAATACCAGCTCCGGGAATCATTGACAGAACAGGAACTGTTGTCTGGTCCTCACCGTCAAAACTCCACGTATTCGGGGCCGATGGGTCGCCCTGCTCGACTTGGCCGTACCAGACCGCAATGCGCGGTCCTGGTTCGTGGTTGATTGTGCCGTCGAGATCGGACCAAAGTGCGGGCATAACAATACCCGTGCCGGCCACAATTTCGGCGGGCATTCTCAGGTTCAGCGTTGGGCCGAAAAGCGGGTTTTTATACTCGGTTTCATCGCTGGTTCCCCGGCCTAAATCTACTTTGCGCCGGAACCGATCACGCCCGCGCTCCTTAACGATTGCGTCGTCACCGCTGGCAAAATCGTAAACACGGAAGCGCGGCGCTGTTTCCTGATCGTCCGACCATTCCACACTGTCGGGCACGGTATGGCTGCGCAGGTCAACAGGGCGCGGCTGATAAAATCCCGGCACGGTGTTGTTGTCCTCAGTACGTGCGTAATCGTAGGGCGCGTACATTGTAACCTCTTTTTTTGCGTAGTCTGTTACTATTTTGGCGTTCAGTAAATGCGCCACGGCTTCAAACAATCCCTTGCCGCTTATCTCACCATCCAATAAATCGCCCAGCGTTATGGTGTCCCCCTCCACGTAGTAGCGCGGGTCGGGCCGGTAAATAAGCGAAGCGGAATTGATGGTGAACGCAACGGCCCCGGCTGAATCCTCATAGTAAAAAAACACCTCATACTTGCGTACGTCGGTGCCGACAGTAAGCGTTCTTTCAAGGTAAAAATCGGCGCTAACCTGTACCGTCCTGGCCGTTACTTCGCCGCCCGCGTACTGATCCCGGAACAACGTTGTGCCGAACGCTGCGCCGTCGTTGGTGGTCTCGACCAGTTCGACGTAAAGTATAGGCGTCTCAGCATTGGACCCGACCGGAAGGGTAGCGTTCAGTTCTATTTCCACGGAAACCAGCGCGATTTGGTCAACGGCTGAGTCGTGGAAATAGGTATAAGAATTCTCCTGATCGTTGCCCACCGTGCCCCATCGGTTGTCATCGTCCTGCACTTCCGTCCACGCCAAAGCCTGTAAAGGGTCACCGTTTCGGCTCAGACTACCAACTGATAATTCAACAAATTGCGGGCCTTTTTTGGTGCGGTACGTGTGCCATCGTAGCCCGGACAAATAGGCATACCAGTAACGGCCGTCCCCATCGTCAAAGTGCGGGGAAACAAACGACCAACCGGCCGCGCAAAGTAGCGCCCTTAGCAAGCTGCCAACATTCCACCACATCCGTATGTCCTTGAGCGTAACCGTTCCGGGCGCGGAAAACCCGCCGTAGCTGGACAATCCCGGCAATGCCAACGGCGCGGTCCGACCCGTTCCCCATGCGTCGACAATGTTGGCCCGGTTCCATACGAACGTTCCCAGGTCGAGCGCGTCCAGCCTTAAATCTTCGATGTCCTGCAACCAATCGTCCCCGAACAGTTCCAATTCGTAACCGCCGGCCCCGGAATTTGTGACGCGGCCAGAGGTTAGCGGCTGACGGTCGCCGTCGTGCGCCACCTCAACCGCGAACCGGCCAGATTTACGGCGCAGCGCGTCGGGTTCGTACTCAGCGAAAAAGGCCCGGTTTCGGTCAGTGTAAGGCATGGTTACCGACAACGCCGCCTCCTGAGTTATTCGCCCCAACTGGTCTACCTTATCAAGTGTTTTAGTCAGCCGCAATTCCATTCCGGGCGGCGTATCCAAATGCAAATGCCCGTTCAGGTCTAAAAGATACTGAACGGTAACGGGTGGGTTTATCGGTCTGATTGTTATCATCTTACGCGGCGCGGTTGTGAGAATGAAAAGGAAATAGTGACGGTTGCTAAGCCTTGCTCCTGGGCTACGGTGTACGCATCACGCGCAAAGGTTATACGCCGGGCAACTACGGTCCCGTTCTCTGTTTCGGTCAGCAGGTACGCAGCGGGGCTTTCCAACATCTCTTCGACCATCTTACGGCGGCGCTCCGGGATATGGTAGCTGGTGACCGTCATCGTTGTTGCTGATTCGGTAACGCGCTGATAATTGCCGCCGTCATTGTACAGCACGTTCCCGGTCGGGTTGCTACCGTTGGCGTCGTGCCCGACCGGTTGTTGCCAACCCTGAGCAACCATAGAAATACCGCGCTGGTTTATTTCGTCAAACTGAACGGTTCCCCAACTTCCAAGCCCTTCAAGGTAGTAGATTTCAGCAGCGCGGCAACCCTGAGCGGCGGCGGTAATGGTCAGCGTGTCCGACTCAGTAACCCAACCGGCCAATCCATCCTGTTCAACCCTGACCGTAAAGGATGCAACGCCGTCCACGCCGTCAGGCACGGCATTTTGGTACCCGGTCGGAATGTTCCACAAGCCGTTTCCGGCCATCGCCTGAGTCGTTACGCTTATGCTTTCGCCCGCCGCATTAAAGAACTCTTTCCTTAACCTCCGGGAATAGTCGGCACCGAAGTAAGACGGCCCGATATAAATAGATGTCCACTCGAACCCGAACGTGTTGACGGTGCGGCCATTGGACCGGCGAGTTAACCATTTGAGCGGCCCGGTTCGGCCTGGCCCGTACTGCTTTAGCCCGTCCGTCTGGTCATATTGTAGCACGGCATCAACGAAGGGCGCGGCGGCGGTTTCCGCTGATGACCCGAATACCGGCGAACAATTGCCGTCCGTTTGGTACGTGCCGTACTTGACGGAAACGTACGCCGCCCCGGAAACGTCAAGCACGGGCAACGTCTGTCCAACGTCGGGCGGGTTAGGGCTGAGCAGTCGCCGCGCCGGTTCTCTGGCATCAACGCGGGCCGTTCCGTTCAGGTCGAAAGGCGCGAACAGTTCCGGGCTGATCGGTCCCGCCGGTCCCCAAAATTGATACCACAACCGGGCGTTTATTGTTTGCTCTGTTCGTCCGTTCACCTGCTCAACTGTTACGCCGGTAAGGTTCGAAAAGTCGTTGTCCTGTTCTGCGGTGGTAGCGTCCGTTTCGTCAGTCTTGACCAAGATAACGCGCCACGGCTCGCTACCGGAAGGCCGCGCCGTTCGGACGGTATAGGCGCGGAAGGCTGCACTAGATCGAAACATATTTGCCATGTTGATGGCCGACCGGAACACGGAATTGGTATTGTCGAACGTGGTGGATGTGTACGGGGTAGCGTCATCAGTTGCGAAGTCGGCCCCGCCCAGGGTGAACCCTTCCGCGCTTGATCCCGTCGCTGTAATCTTGATAACGTACGTGTTGGGCTGGCCAATCGTACTAAGGTAGTCAGGATCGTACACAACCCATTCGGCTGGCTGGCCCATCGGGTTGGGCGTGAAATAGTCGGGCGCTGAGGTTAAGGTTAGCATAAGGTAGGGGCGGTTTGGTTGGTGGTTTCGTCAACAGCGTCTAAAAAATCGGCGTCGGTTTCGTCAGCGAATGCCAGGCCATCAACAGCGCGGGCGTAAAGTTGAACGGCGTAAATATTGGCCGGGGAAAAGCTAACCAGTACCTCGTCAACCGTGAAGGCCGGTGGCTTATCGTACATATCTTGAGCAATGCCCCGCCCCGCTAGGTACGCGCTGGAAGCATCGCCCTGAACGTAGGCCACCGCAACCCCAACGCCGGGGGCGCATTTGGCCACCGTCCGCACATTGGCAACCGTTAGCAGTTTGACCAGTTCGGCCCGGTCGGAGATGTTCGCCGTGATCGCGGCGCGAAGTTCTGTATAGGTCATTCTATCCTGTTTTTGTTCTCAATCTTTCTTCCCTATCGCGGCGGCGGTTGGCATCGCTGGCACCTTCGGCGGTTCCCTCAGCAGCACCGGCACGAACAGCCTGGCCGGTGGCGGTGGCAATCATAGCGATGCTGTCCGCGCTAATCTGAACAGCACGGGATGAAGAGGAACCAGCCCCGCCGGAATTGATGGCCGCTAACCCGGACATATTAGGTTCCAACAACCCGCCGGATTTCATGAATGGGATGCCGTGCCCCCGGTCGGTGTTGATCTGGCTAAACATTGCACGTTTGCCGGGGAAGGTTACGCCGTGCATCCTGTTCAACGCCGGAGCGTGCGCTGCTGCTGATCGCTTGTTGATGACCATCGCCGCGCCGTATTCGTCGTAGTCGGTGAACTCCCCAGCCTCAGCCAGTACGGACCGACCGTTCAGGTTCAGCGATGTGCCGCCGTTTGGCCCGTTGTGTGATTCGCCGCGAATCCATCCGTCGACAATTGCGCCCTTTGCCGCCACCTGCTGACGCTTTATATTCCCGATTTGCAGTTGCGTTTGAACCGATAAGGCCGCAATTCTCAACCCCTTAAATATCGTACCGAACGGGTCCGGGATAGTCGTTGGGGCGGTCAGGATGTTGATAATACCCTCAGCCTGTGAAGCGCGGGCCGATGCAATCCGGAACTTCTTTTGCTGTTCCAATTCGTCCTGCCTGATGGCCAATTCTGCTACCGCTTGCTGTTCTCTCAATTCATCCTGCAGGTCTTCGTTGCCCTCAGCCGCTTCTATTTCGCCCGCGTACCGATCTTGCACCGCCCGCAATTCGGCGTCGCTCCTGCTCTGGCTACTCTGTGCCAGGGCGTCGTTTATACCGTTGAACGCGCTAAATACCGTGCCGGTTATCTCAGCAATCCGCGCCGCCTTTTCCTCTTCCGCTGACAATTCCCGCGCAATCCTGTCTTCGTGTCTTTTGGTGTTATCCTCCCGGCTGCGGTTTAGTTTTTTGCTAAGTCTATTTTGCGAATCAAGTATTTGATTGTCAGAAGACACGGCCGTAAAAACTATTTCCTCTCTTGCGTACTTGTAATTTTTGGCTAAAATCTCGCCATCAATAGACGGAGTAACTTTAAGGTCGTCAGCCGTTCGCCCAATTTCGTTCCTGATCGCGGCGCGCCCGTCCTTTATTTCCTCAATCGCCTGTTCCACGCCGATAATAGTGGAAAGGATAGACTTTTGATCGCCCGGCACCGCCCCGGCCAGGTCTTTGTTTAGGCCGGTCAGCTTCTTTTGTAGGAATGACAACGAACCTTCGGCAAACTTTTCAGTAATGATCGCCGTCTTTTTGGTTTCGTCTCCCAGATCCTTAACCTCTTCTTTGGTTTTCTTTAGTTCCTTTTTGGCCTTTTCAGCTTCTTTTTTGGCTCTTTCGCTCTGGCCTGCCAGCTTACCGAACTGCTCAGCAGCAAAGTCGGTTTTTTTGCCAGTCACTTCCGCTTCTTTACCGGCGAATCCTAAGAACTCTTTGAACTGGTTGCCCTTTTCAAGCACAAAAGATATAGCATCAGTAAGCCCTGAGATTGCGCCTATTATCAGTTTAAGGGGGGAAAGTGCGGCCTTCATCACTGTTCCAAGTACTGACGTAAACGCCCCCACCGCGTCCGTCTCCGGTCCTAAAATACCCATCGCCCGGCCCAACCTTAACCCCGCATCAACGAGCGGTTCAAAGGTTTTGAACCATGAACGGAAAGTATCAATAACAGGAACCAAGAAGCGCAACAGCAGCGTTTGCCCCTGAGTCAATAGGTCGTCCATGCTTGACCCGGTAGCGCCGAAGGCGTTGGCAACCTCAACCTGGGCACGCGAAAACTCCTGGTTTACCTTTAGCGTCCTGGCCTGCTGTACCTGGTATTCGTTGCCCTGGTCAATCGTCACGCCGGTCGCTGTATTGATGTCTTGCAGGCTTACCAAAAAGTCAAATCCCGCATCCTCACCCGGCCCACCGAATATGTCAGCAATGGCCTGGCCAACCTCCGGGCTGTTCCGTTCCAACTCTCCCAACCTGGTGCTTACCGTTGCGATGGCTGAGCCAATACCTTCGTCTTTGATCTGCTTTGCGATGTCATCACTAGCAATCCCTATTGCGCCCAGGGCGTCCTTTGTCGCGCTCGGTAATTCCCTTAGCCGTATGGTTACCTCTTTGACCGCATCAACCGCCTTATCATTAAAAATGCCCTGCTCGTTGCCCCGCTTGATTGTCTCAAACAGCGCGTTTGCAGCCGCTTCGCCCGGCCCGAAGGCATCGGCAAAGAACGTTGCGTATTCGCGGGTACTGTCCAATAGTTCGCCGTTCGCATTTAGGCCAGCGGTAAAGCCGGTTTCAATTTGGGTTAGGGCATCGTCAAAAGATATTCCTAGCTGCTTTGCCGCCGCGTTCGCCGCGTTGTTAACCTCGTTCGTTGTCACTCCGAACGTGTCCGAAACGGCCTGAACCCTTGCCGTCAGTTCGTCCAACTCAGCGCCGCCGGTATTGGTAAAGTTCTGTACTTCGCCGCGAACGGCGCGTACCTGTTCGGTCATTTCCTTGAGCGCCGCCGCACCCGCAATGGCCGCAGCACCGATTGCGACAACGGCGGTTGCCGGATTGGCCAGGGCTGCAAGGTCGATCCCGCCCAGGTCAAGCAGTGCCCCGCCGACGCCATCGAACGCGCTGGAATAGTTGCCCACGTTGCGCTGGTATTGACCCATATCAGCGTCCAACTCCTTTAGTTCAGCGTCTAACTTACCAATTCGGGCAATCAACGCCGGGCCAAAAGTGTCCCGTTCGGCGCGGCTAAGCTCTTTAAATGTTCGTCTTGCGTTGACTAGTTCGGCGTTAATCGCCCGGTAAGAGTCCCGGCCCTTGTCGGCTGTAATCTCCTGGTCCCGCCCCGTGTCCCTTATTGTTTGCTGGTATTTTTTCAGGCTAGATTTTACCTTTGCTATGTTATCCAATAGCGCAGGACCGGCAACTTTTTGTTCTGACTTAGAGAGCCCTTCGTATTCCATTTTTAGCCGTGACAATTCCAGCTTCAACCCGTTAATGCTGCCGGAGGATATTTGGGCTGTTTCTGCGGCGGCTTTGGCCAGCTTCTTTTGTGCGTTCGCGCTGTCTATTACTTCTTTCCTGTTATCCGCTTGTAGCTTCTTTAGCTTGCCCAGGTCAACGCCTAGCTTTTTACGTTCCGCGCTGCCGTAGTCCGATTCTTTGAACGCCTTGTTGACCGCTTTGGTGGCGTTAATTAAGTCCTGTTCGTTTTTAAGAACGGTCTTAATACCGTTCACCTCAATTTCGAATGCAATTTTTTTCATCAGGTGGCGGCTTTAAATACGGCCTTTTCAAACCGTGCGGTGAATAATTCTAACAGGCGCAACCGGCGTTCGATCCCTTCCGCGTTTAGTACGATGCCGTTTTCTATCCATCCCTTGCGCCGCCCGTTTGCGCTGAACGCATAAGACCCCCGCGTTGGCATTCCCTCCTTTTTGTGAGTAGCAGCGATGGCGAACGCAAAGCCCTTACGTTCCTGATCGGATAGGCTGGGCTTGATGGTCCGAATCCAGTTGATAAGCCCCTGAATGTATAGCGATGTCCGGGCGCGGGATTTGCCGGGGGTGTAGGGTATTCGGCTACGCTTCACGCCCTTATCGACCGGACCAATCAGGTAGTCCTCAGCCATGATGACGCCTACCAACCGGTCAACGCTTTGTTCCGTTATCAGCGCCTCAATACTAGCAATGCCCTTGCCGGTGGCTACGTGCCCCTGCGCTTTAAGTTCGGCCTTGCCGGTCGTTTCCAACTCTTTAAGAAGCCGGAACAGTTCGGCCGCTACTTCTTTGCCTAACATCCTAGAAATGTTGCACCGGTCATTGGTTCGGTTGGTGTATCGTATCGGTACGGGGCCACGCTACTTTCGCAAGTGGTCAGGCTCATCGTCAGGGTAACGCCGCGCAGTTCGGGGTAGTCGCCCCAACGTCCTATGCTGGCACGGGTCAGGTCGAGGTATTCGTTTAGGTAGTCGGCTTCATCTTCCGGCAGGTATTCCCAGGTGGCCATCCGTCCCGGACTTGCCCACTGGTACTCTTCGCCCAGGTCATACAACACGTAACCGTCAACCTCAGCAAGCAGCGCCCGGACAGCCCTTAGTAGGTTCGATTCGATAGCCGGGCCGGTTCGTATAATTTCAGGAGGGCAGGTGGAACACTCTATTTTGTCAATCAGCACGATACCTATTTGGTGCGCCCCTTTTTCAAGGTCAAAATCTCCGCGCTCCAAGAACAGCGCCGGGTATTCACCGGAAATTTTGTTTGGGTCGGCACCGTTCAGTACCCACATTCGGGACCAAAAAAAGCCGTTCAGGTAATCGCTAAAGCTACGCCCAAACGATTCCCCGAATACGTCGGGCGTATCGTCAACCAGGCCGAAGGTGTTGATCTGAACCCCTGGCAAGTAATCCATATCAATGACAGCCTGCTTGACAATGCTGTAAAATGTTTCTAATGTTGGCGCTAAAGTCATAGTCGGGACAGTTTCAAACAGTAATTAGACACAAAAGACCGCCACGGGGCGTAAAAAACCGACTCAAACGGGGTACGGTTTGCACCCTCAAACCAACGTTCGGCTACTCCGATCTGGTAATAAACACGCGGCCCGGTTACATCCCAAGCTACTTTAGCAAGCGCTTCACGGTCGCGCTGAGCTTGCCGGGCGTCTTTGTTCTTTTCGATCCGATCAGAGCCGGGCGGGCCTTCGGTAAAGAACTGGTATTGCCGCCTTGCGCTAATTTCAGCAAGGCGGCTATCAAAAAAAAACGCACTTTTAACACGTTGGGAAGGGATAGATCAGCCAGTAATTTGCGGCGCTCAACCAACCATGCGTCCCGTTTTTCTTCATCGGCTGGCAACTGCTCACCAGGGCGGCGAACCAATATTGCGAACTCACTTAGTCCCAACGTGAAGTCGAGGGCTGAACCGTCCTGTACCCGCGCTGCAACGGCCTTACTGTGCCGCCGCCGGTACTCGCTTGCCTCTATCGCTTCGCCCGCCGTTATCGCCTTATCTGTCATTACCCGCGCCGCCTTTTGCCCGATTACCCGGTACGATTTGCCGCCGTGTTCGATGACCAGGAACGCGGGCAAGCTGTCCGGCTTTAGGTCGCCGTGATAATTAACAGTATGGAACAGTACAGTAAGGTGTGCGTAGACAGCCATAACGGAAAGGTCAGAATCGAACCCGATTTGATAACCGCGCCTAATCATATCGTCTCCCGATTCGCCTAGTGTGCTAAAGGGTAGGTCGTGAACGTGCGGACCGGCAATGATGGCCACCGCATCAATCAGCGCAGCTTCCACCAGGTCCGGTTTGCTTTCGTTAGGCTCCCATCTTACTTCGAAAAACGCGGCCTCCGCTTGCTGATAATCGCAAAACTGGCCATACGTTATTTCCTCAGCGGTAACGGGTATGTTTAGGGTCAGGTCTTGCCCGTCCTGACCTGTAAATACTACGTTCATTGGACCCCAGCTTTTACGCGGTAATGGTAGGCAATCTTGCCCGCGATGGTTCCGGCCTTGCCGCTATTGCCAACGTTCAGGCCCAACCCTTTCGCTACAATGGCGAGCGTGTCCGCGTCGTTATCGAACGCCTTTAGTACGCCTTCTTTGGTTTGTAGGTGGGTACTGTCCGGCTCAGTAACAACACTACCCCGGCCAGCACCAACCGCGTTGTTCACCGTTTCGGGGCAACTAGGGCAGTTAGCAACATCAACAGAACCGGCACCCTGAGCGGGCGGGGTTGCGTCTATTGATTGTTTTTGTGGGGCACGTTCGCGCTTCTTGTGGAACAGCTCAACGATGGCGTGCGTATCTTCCGGGTAAGCCTTCGCAACGGTCATTATGACCCCGCTCAATTCCCGGCCTTTCTTGCGTTCTTCCCAATCTTTACGGACCTTATTTACCAGGTCAATAAATGCCCTTGCATCGGGGTTTTTAATTACTTGTAAATCCATTAGGTCGCTTTTGGGGGTAGCAACCTTACCGCACCGGGGCCAATCGGTCAGGTGTAAATATACGGGTTTTTAAGGCGTTAAAACTAAAGGCTAAGCCTGGCCACGGTCTAAGGTTGCCCTGCGTGATTCCGGGTTAGCATCCGGCGCTTGCCTTTAGTTGTAGTATTGCATCTACCCAGTAACGATTTACGGGGGTAGGGACTACTCGAATCTAGCGGTTCCCCTTGACTTGGAAATGTCGGAAGCATTCAGCCGGTTCATCTCCTTTCCTTTGCTCCAATAGTTCCAAGCCTTAACTACCATTTTGCGTTCGATAGTGCGGTTAAGGCTTCGCGTTTTATCAACCTTGCTACGGATCAGGCTGCGGCGCAAATGGTAAACCGGTCCCCGGTCGGTCATCGGCACCCCGGTACAAAGCAACGTAAAGAACTTCTCTGTTTCCGGGTTTGCACCCCTGCTGATAAAGATGTAGGCCGCTATTTTTGACGCTGACAGAACGGTTCTGTCAGAGGCTAAATAAAGAGACAACCCCAAAGTTACGTCATCAAGTATTTGAGGGTTGGAGTTAACCCATTCTAGGATGGTTGAGTTAGAAGGGACGGTAGACGTTCCCGCGACCGAATCGTTGCCGTCTACTGTGTTGTAAACTATGACAATCTTAGCGGCGGCGGCCACGTGGCTACTATTAGAAAGCCCTTCAATCGAAAGAACGTCCGCTGCGTTTCGCTTCTTTCCCTGGTCTATCGTTTTAAAACTTTCTGGGTCAACCCCGAATCGCACATCAGTAAGTATTGATTTGCCAGTATAGGCGATGGCGCCGAGCCGGTGCTGACCGTCCAAAAGGTTTCCCTCATCAGAGAAAACCAGACATTGCCCGTTTAACATCCAGTTTCCCGCTTCGATCTCTTTTGATAGCTTGATAACGTGCGGCACCGAAAGCCTCCTATTGCCGTCATTCCACTCCAGCCATTGTTCGGCAAGTTCCGGGGTTATGCGGACCGTTTTAGTTCCGGTCGTTCCCTGTACCGTTTCCTGTACAAAGAGTTTGGTAGTTGCTGATTGAGTAATTACATTTGACATACAGTCAGTTGTTGTTGACGCTTTAGCGGCCGTCTAAAGTAGCTAAAGCACTAGGTTATTTAATACTCAAATATAGCACAACTAGCGCAGAAAGGCAACCTTTAAACGGGTTGCCTTTCGCTTTTTATCTGGGCTTCTTTTTAGCGTTGTACAACAGTAAAATGCTGAGTTGTTTTAATTGAACCTAATTAGTCGACTTTGGCCGACTTTGGCCATCAATTTTTAATTTAAGGCTGATGCCTGGCACCAATAAGCACCAAGCGAAAAACTTTATTTTATTTCCTCGGCCCGGCTCGTTACGTGCCGCCCCGTAAAGTTTTGCGCACCAATCGGATAGGCTTGAGCATTTCCATCGCGTAATATCTTGCGGCGTCCCAAGCATGGTTAAAAGCATCAACCGGGACGTTTGTAACGTCTCCCGCCCTTGCCCCGCGCTTTTCTATTTTGTAGCTGTATTTGCGGCGTTCTTCGATCATTTCGACGCTGCGGGCGGTAACGTGTATATTGTACTGGTTCAGCAAGGAAAGGCCGTAAGCAATAGATCCCGCGCCTTTCTTTACTTCGCGCAGGTTGTAGCCGCTGTCCCGGAGGTAATCGCAAGCCCTGGCGTCCGCGCCGTCCGCAAAAATAGGGGACCGGTCCACCCTGGCCACCAGGCCGGAATCATTAACGGCCATAGCTGTTTCGTTCAGGTTCATGTGGTGCCGATAAAGCCAAAGGTCAAGGTATAAATCATTCTCGTTTTGCAACCCGCCCCTTACTAAAGTGGTAGGGTCTGCCCTATACCCAAAGTCCATCCCGAACCCAACGCGCTTTAAGTTGTCCGGCATCCTTTCGACAATGGTCATATTCTCAATACACAATTCGCCTACTTCGCCCGTCTTGCCCAGTCCGTACACTTTCCACATTTCGGCGTCCTTATCCTTTAGGGAACGTAATTCGATCAAAGCGCCTTCGCTGATATAAGGGTTGTGGGTATAATTGCTGTAAAACGTAACAACTCCGGGCTGCCCTATTAAATGGTCATGTACCCAAAACGGCGCGGTGGGGTTGTAATCAACAAAAATTTCCTCAGCCGTCCGCATTGCAACCTGCCGGTAAATAGTGTACGGAATGCCGTTGCCTTCGTTGAAAAACGCAATATCTCGTTTACCGTTCTTCGCGTCCTGTTCATCTCCAAAGCTGGCAAACTCTAATATTGAACCGTTGGTAAAAGTATAGGATAGGGTAGATTTGTTGTGGGTAGATATAAAGGATTGCAACCACGGCGCGGACGGCAAAATGCGTTCGCTAAAGTCACGGTAAGCGCCTTTTTTAAGGTTCGGTATGTCCTGGCCTACCACCGTTGCAATCCGTTTCTTTTCGATCAGCCGCAGGGCAATGACCTGTAAAATGGAATAGGTTTTGCCCGAACTGGTCCCGCCTTGGTTGATCTTGACGCGGTGGGTACGGTTGTCAAAATTCTGCGAAAATACAGGAGTTGTACCTTTAAACTTTATAATTTGGTCGTAGGTCACGGGGTAATATCTTCGTCGATGTCATCTTCATTTGTTGGCATAACGGGGCCGGGTACCGTGAAGATTTGTATTTGCTGAGGCTGGCCGTCCTTGCCCGTCTGCTCTATTCGTTGGGTCGGCTTGCCGTACATATATTCAAAATACATTTTAATAGCCCACTGCTCACCTAATCGCATGGCCGCCACCAGCTTTTCAAGTCCCAAATCTTGGAACGGGCTTAGGCGCTCGACCAACTGTTGCTCTTCCGCTTTGCTTTTGCGTCCGCTGTTCGGTCTCACCCCGCCATGTCCGTTACTCTTTTTCATCTTGGTTAAACTTGGTTA